GATGAGTTGGATGACGATAAAGCTTGAGCAGCTTTTGTAGTTGCCGTAGACGCACTTCCAGACGCAGCCGAGGCACTTGAGGATGCAGCTGACGCAGATACGCTCGCACTGTTTTTCGAAGTATTTGCAGAAGTGCTTGAGCTTGAGGCAGAGTTTTGGCTAACTAAAGCTGCAGCGGCTGATGCGGCACTTTCAGTTGCTTTGTCAGTTGAAATCGTCGCCTGGGCAGTCGATGTTGCGCTTGAGGCGGCGGCGGCTGTTTCTGATGCGGCGGCATTATTTACGGAAGCTTCAATTGCATCTTCTTGGTTACTGGTCGCACCCGTCGTGCTGTAAAAACTAGAATTACTCATAGATTTTCCCTTTAATCATCATACGTTTGAGATGGTCGAACAACCTGGGTTCCGCCGCTAAGTTCTGCGCTGTCAGCCTGGTTCTGGATCTCAGCCAGAAACTCACCCGCTTTCTGGGTAAACATGGGTGTTCTTTCATCCAAGAAATAATCACCAGCGTATGTTAGTGCAGTGTAGATCAGAAGATCAGAAGCAAGTGTTGTCAGTGTGTTTGTTGAGCTATCGGAACTTAAGACAGCAAAGGCTGCATAATAATTTAATACGACTGTCCCTGACGTTGGCTGTGGATGCAGCAAGTAAGTGCCCTGGACACGGGTGAAGAACTTAGGCGCACCAGTCTCTCCAGTTTGTTGAGCAGCTAACATCTCATGCAGCGGGAGCCTGGTAAGGCCAACACCACCGGAGTAGATATCAATTGCCTCAATAAGATCATTAGGTAAATTTATGCTAGACACAGAGCCAGAGTTGCTGGTCACATCATATGTCTGTGAAGCTTCCATCGATGGTATTCTCAGGGCCCTTGTGATCCTTGCTTGTCCCTGGTCTATGAAGGTATCGGCCAAAGCGTCGGTACAGTCTGAGCGGTTTAACAACGCAATCAAATGCGTCCGTAGTTGGCCTTTGTCCATTAGGTATACCTCTTGCGCGTCACTTTAGATTTCGCTGGTTTTGCTGTTTTAGCTGCAGCTCTGAAGGCGGCTGCAGTTGGTGCTCCAGCAGAGCCTGGGCTTCTCATGCGCTCACCAGATCCCGCTTGGATACGTTTTTTCTTTTTATCAATATTTGAGTAGAGGCCAGGTCTTCCCATTGGTTACATCCTTTTTTCTGTTGCCATAAACATGTCGAGATTTTCGGATTTCAGACGTTTAATAATTGCCGGTGGAGCTTCTTTGAAAACATCAAAACCTTCTCTCTGCCATTTTTCGACTACGGCTACCGGAATACTCGCAACTCTGTGCATTTCACCGGCTGGGGCTTTGTTGCTTTGGTTGCGGTTCTCTTTCAAATCGTCAAGAAATTCCTGGCTTATCTGCTGTGTATGATTTCGTACAAGCTCGCCTGCCTGGGGAAGAAACTTTGTTTTAGAGCCAATCAGATCTATCTGTGGCTTTTTCTCTGAAGTCATAGGGTGCTCCTTGGGCTCCCCTTCAGACAAAAAAAGGGCCCACCGCCAGGACACACATCAAGGAGAGCAAAAACCTATGTGTCTGGAAGTGGGCCCAATCTAAAGGCCCGAGGGCCTAAAGAACTGGTGTAGTTTTACTATGACAATCCGGAGATTTTCACAGAGTCTGCGAAGGCTAAGTGCTTCGCGGAGAGTTCGCCGATAATTTGGTGACGATCAGAGTCCCCATTTTTCGCTAGTAGTGTGCGAGATATCGGACGCAAAGTCACAAGTTTGTACATGGACGGATCCATAAGCAAAGCATGTGTTGACTTCATGTGCCTGTTAAGGATCACACGATAAGTGCCAAATGAGCTGACATAGATATCCACAGCATTAACAAGCTTTGTGCTCTGCTGTATCTCCCTATTTCTGCCACTTGCGGCCGCAAAACTGGACACGATGAGGCTATCCGCCGGTTTTATCATAAACACGTCTGGATTGCTTCCGTTGTTGTATGCAGTTTGACCCGCTACCAGCAGTTTGGCCTCGGTTAAAGCATCGGTCGAATTTGAACCGGCATCAACGTCAGTAGTAGTCATATTTAACAATGACTGCATCTTACGCGCAGCTGAAGCAGAACCAGCAACAGCAGCTTGATCTAAACCAACCAGAGCGTGCTCATAATCAATTTTTATCTCACGCAGGGCTTTACCGATTTGGTAACTTGATTCCTTGGCACGGCCATAAGTTGAGATTGCGTCAGCCGTCCCTGTTACTTGGACGCCCACTTGCATGATCTGGCAAGTTCCTGATCGCTCAGTTGCATCAGCAAGAGTATTCATACTTGCATCGGCTCCCTCAACGATAGCGTTTACGGCTGCTGCCCGATAGGTATCTTCTAAATAACTATAGGTTCTTGCTGTGACTTTTTCAGTCTTAAGCAAGGATTGGGCAGGGGTATCGAAGGGCGATATATTTGCAATTATATCAGCAAACGATTCGGATTTTCCCACTTGGTCGTAGGTTGAATAACCTGGCATTGTAGTTTCCTTTCAAGGAATTTTGATGATCTAAAAAGAAAGATCATGCTTCCCATCGAGAGAGTAAAACGTCAGCAATGTTATCTAAATCTGCAGCACCTCGAGGATCGTTAGCTAACCGATTTTGCGCTTCTTGGCGCCGGTTTGCTTTGGTCTCTGAAGGTGTTGCCGGTGCTTTTCTTGAGCTGAGAACACGCTTGCCAGTTTTTGACTTCGTAAGCTTGGCCTTGACCTTTTTGGTCTCGGCGTTCTTTTTCGATTGGTCATAAAGGCGCGCTTTGTTAATCAACAAGATCACGTTTGGATCTGTGTATGAGTCAACTTGTTCCTGGGGCAATCCAGATTTTACAGCATAGGTGCGGATATCACTATAGAGATCGTTACCCCAGCCATCTAAGCTGTCCTCAAGTACCTTCACGCATTCGACGGCGGCGGCTTGAGTAGCTTGTTCTCGCTGTGCTTGCATCTCTGACACAATCTGACCGGACTCCTGTTGAAGGAAGTTTAGGTCGTCTTGTGCCTGTTTTGCATCTGAACGGAGCTGTGCAAATGTCTCTGGTTCCATTTGTCGGGAAGCCAGTAACATATCGATGCCCTCATAAGGCTTAAACCTTTCTTGGGCGCGCTCCAAAAGCTTTTGATAACTAGCTTGAGTTTTCATCAGATTTTCATCTGCACTCTTTCTTTGGTTTGCTAGATCTTGAGACTTTTTTGTAAGGGACGATTCTTGGCCGTAGAGTCGTTTGAGATCCCGAACAGATACCTGTTTCTGTTCACCGTTAACTGTGATTTCAACCATAGATTCATCTGTGGCAACTAAAGGGAGTTCCTCTTCGTCATCATCATCTTCCTCTACGACTTCTTCACCATCATCTGGCTCATTATCATCAGGGTCTTCTGGGTCTTCATCGTACTCTTCAGTTTCAATCGGGTCCCCATCCTCAGTTACCTCTGTCTCGGCAAGGTCTTCAGATGTTGCATCTATTTCCTCGGAATCGGATGGCTCGGGAGCGTCCTTCCAGCGGTCTAAGATTACGTCTGCCACAGTGTCTAAGTCTAGAACTTGTGGCTCAGAGATAGGTGTTTGCACGTTATCATTCATGGTGCCTCTTCCTCTTTCCGGTTGTCGGATTCAGTTTGTTGTTCAATGATACTGTCGCGCACTTGCACTCTTTGTTTTAGAGTGTTGACCACGTCTACAATTGCTCGATAGTGGTTGTGCGCGAGTTCTCTTTCTTCTTTTTTGTCAGCATCACTATTGCAAAACGTAGCAAAGGTGGCCTGAACTGTTTCATCGATCACTTGTGAGAAAGCAGGGGTGCTTAGTAGGACCTCTGCGCTGTCACCTTGTTCGATTAGCTGCTCTTCTTGAGTGGGCATTAATGCTCTCCTTGTCTCCTGGTTAGCGGCTGGGATTAGCCATTTGGACTTGCAATTGCACGAACATCGTCAGCACTCTTGGCTATTTCTAGCTCCTCGAGGTTTACATGTTCTTTGTGCTCAAACTGGGTCTCTTTGAGATCCATGTTGTCACTCTGGATGGCAAAGTTCTGCTGGGCTTTAAGTGTGTCAAGCTCATGCTTCATTTGGGCCATCTGTGCTTCAAATTGAACCTTCAGTTCTGCTACAGCAGTCTGTCTTTCTGATAGCTCAAGTTGTTTCTGGGCCATCTGCATTTGCATCTGCTCTGCAGGATCTGGCTCTTTAGCTGGTATGGATGCAGGGTCGGTTAGGAAATCTGCAACATTCTTAATTCCACTTGCCTCAAGGATGTTTCCGAGCATCTTGTATTTGTTCTCTGGAGTGTACATTTCTTGGGCGGCTGGGTCGCTCGAGAAGAGCTG